CTCATGGGAACGTCTAATCTCGGCAAAGAGATTGATCCATTTGACATAGTTTTTCGTTCCGTGATTCAATAGTTTTCATCATGTCTGAGTTTAGCAAACTGACTAGAAGGTTTACACCTAATAGAACAACGATGGCAGAAAGTGCAATCCTCATGCTGCTACCTCTTCAGGGATTTCAATGAGTTGTCCGAAAGAATCGGACCATGTTTTAACATCATAACAGAACCATTCACCTTTGTCAAAAATATAAGCGTATTCTGCACCACAGTTATCACACTGATCGAAATACTCAGTGATTGATTCTGCAAGTTTAGGTGCATTCTCTTCGATAGATTCGCCACGACCAGTGTAATACTGAACGTGTTCGGCACACTTCTTACGATCCCAATCAGTATCTGAAGCAATACATGACATATTGCCACCGTCAATTAGTTCTGAAACATCTTCTTTGGTGGTATACTTTTTGGATAGAGTAACACCCAACCACTCAGGATAACCATCCCAGTGATGATAAACACTAACAATACCGCCATTAAGTTGGATGCCGATGCGAGCGTTAGTTGACATAAAGAAAGAATGAAAAAGAGAGTGAGAGAGAGGCGGTTCCACGTAAGGGAACACATTTAATTTACCTCTCGATTTGTGTGGAGTTTATCACCAGCAGTAGAGTTGCCAACTGACTCACTTAGGAGTGATGAATGGGTGTCCTGTTCCCCTCCACTCATCTAATATACATGATATGGGTGGTCTGTGGGAGGTTAGTGGACACTTTGTGCCACTGTCCACTCAGTCTCTAATAAAATTATACTTTGCGTCACCTTTTTTCTCTTCTGGCTTATCTTCAGTCAGAACATCTGCGCCGTCAGACTCTTCCAAGTCCATCATTTTTGGCTCATCAGCAATCATAACTGGTTCTGGCTCTGGTGCAGCAACTGGTGCGGGTGGCGTTGGTGCTGCTGGTGCTGGTGCTGTGGGTTCAGGTGAGGATTTTCCACCTAGCAATTCTCCGAATCTTGTCATCGTTGTTAAGGAATAGTACAATTTATTTATTACCAAGTTTTGATTTTGGTAAAGTTGCGATATGAAAACTCACGACGATTTACAAGTTTATAGGTGCCATACTTATTGGTCACAACGTAACCCTCATGATCACAATCTTCATCATCAAACTGTACCTGAACGTTTTCATCAGATGTGATCCCTTTCATCATCAATCGTTTGATTTCCATGATAGTTTTATAGAGCAATGTCATGGTCTTACCCATACCTGCATTAGAAATATCAGTATTCTCACGAATACACTTATTAACCGCTACTTTGAGTTCCTTTCCTCTCTGTTTCTCAGGAAATCTAACAAGATTTGCAACCACAGAAGCAAAATTAATAAGGTAGTCAATTCTACGACTACGGGAGGTAAAATGAGCATCAGTGTTCAGATATCGAGTGTTACTGTTATGTTCATATCTATCCCACTTAGCATCAAAGTTTGCACACATTGTCTTGAGATCTTTACCATGATAACTGGTATGTACTGCTACAACAATACCCTTATCAATCGTCTCGTCAAAGTTATATGTGAGTGTGTTTGGAGTAAAAGTATCAGTTCCACCAAAACCTATAAAATCACCTTGCCAAACTCCTGGAGTCTTACGCAAACACTCGAAACATGTATGTAAGATAGCAGCAACCTTAGGAAGATGTCCGTGATTGAGTTCTATATCATGATGACTATAATTGATCTTTACTTTTACCTTATTGAATACACTTTTTGTACCAACAAACCACTTTCCTTCATTTGTACCGAATACTATAGCGGGAGCACCGTCCCACTTAACAGTGGCGGTGCTGCTACGATCACGCAAGAACTGGAGCATATTGTTAAAGGTCTCGCGATTATATAAAATCGCGTCCTCGGGGTGCTCAAGGTGGGTGTTTTTCATGAGTTTATAATAAACCATAAAAAACGCCTTGTCTGCCCCCTATGTGACAGTTTTTATATAAGCACACCCCCAAAACGATGATACTGATGTTTTTGGGCGCTTTTTATATAAAAGGCAATTTGCCATAAAAAAAGACCCTCACTCGGAGGGTCGTTCTTCTAGTGTATATTTCGATTTCTTAAGTTTATATCTTTTAATATATTTCTCGGCGTGTTCTCGACACACAAAGTGACAAACAGCGTCCTTAGTCTCCAATCTAAATGGAAATGCCTTCCATGGAAATTTCTCTTTTACCATTAATTATCGGATAGGAATATTAAATGACATGATTGTTCTTTGATCATTACTTGCATTTGGTTGTGATTCATGACCAATTGCAGCAGGGAAAAGTATAATATCACCCTCCTGAACGTCTGGAAGTTGCATCATTGATACTCTACCATAGAGAGGATCTAGGTAAGGACATTGAAGCATAGTAGAGGTATGTATCTCGGGATTAAACTCAAGATGGAGAACACCAGATATATTACCAAACCCATGATTATGCAAACCATGATAGTCTCCACAGTGATATCTTTGAGTCCATAGTTGAAACTTAGTATAGTCACCATGTCGAGGAAGACCTACTTTTTGCCAAACATCTTCCAGGGGTTCGCCAATTAATTTCCACCACTTTTCTAGGTATGGATGTGGTGTAACATTGCCAACCTGAAAGAAATCAGTGGTACAAGTATTATTCTTACATTCATCACCATCAAGATCAATCATCTCAAGTAATTGAGGTTTCAACTCGTCCCAATTAGGCAGAGAAATCTTATGAACAGGTATTCCGAAGAGATCAAGTGATCCGAAAGTCATTTGCGTCTTTTGTCCTTTTTGCGAAGTTTAGTGCCTGGTCTCTTTAAATCTTTTCTAAGATTTTGTAGAAACTTAAAGTGTGCTCTTAGTGGGTCAATCACATGTAGACTGACCCTAATATCTCGATCTTTACTCAATTTCAATCCATCGTAAGTTTGGGATATCATCGTCATTATACTGACTCATATCGTCCACAAAAGTCCACTCAGAGTCTTCAGATTCGTCATCAACAACCATCTCACTGACGATTGATTTTGCATCATCGTAACGATCCTCACCGACTAATACTTCCAAACGAGAAGCATAAGTATTTTCTAGATTGTCGAGACAGTTGTCACGAATTTGTTCGATCATTGTGTTTTGCATGTGATTAGTCTAGTGTAAAATTAGTTACTTGTCAACTTTCCAATCTTTGTTACCCTTAACAGGCACCCAAAAAAAGTAACATTGATTCAGTGACTTGAGAAACATCCACTGAGAACCATCTGCCATCTCACGTTCATTTTCAATAGTGCAAGAATGAAAGAGGTCCATCTCATTGGCAAACCTATTCTTTGCCTTCCGAGATAGCGGAGTCACAGTGACTCGTTTGGTCTTGGTCTTGGTCATAGTTGTTTTTTCAACAGTCTTATTGTAAGGCATCTAACAGTGGATTGGTGGGTATGGTGTCCAGTTCATTCAACTGTCCACCCTGTCCCCGAGAACCCTTGCCACCACTAGGGTTCAGTAAATGTTTATTTTGAATTTTCTTTGATTTTCGTTTGACAGGTGTTTTGGTACGTTTCTGCGATTTAGAATATGTCTTTTGGAGTTTTTCTACTCTACGCATGGCAATATCAAAGGAGGATGATAATCCCATTGGATCACCATTGCAAATTACCATCCATTTTTTGCCACAAGGGAGTACAGCAAACAACCCATTAGGTGAGACATAATCTTTTATATACTTACTGTTAAGTATAGTTGAATTGTGGTTATGATACTTGTCTTTCATCTATCCATGACACTCCATAAACTCATCGAGTGTGTAACCTTCGCCAGTGTCAGTCTCTTCAATCAATTGTTCGATTGTAAGTTCTTCCATCTCTTTGCGATATTCTTCTGGTGTTGGATCTTGTGGATCGTAATCGTCATGGCAGAGATATTCCCATTCATGAACAAGTGCGTCCACAAGTTGTTCTTTGGTGTAGTTCATCGACGAATCTCACTGATAGCGGGTTGACCTTGATTAAACACAACATCAACAACTGCCTGAACTTTCTTGGCAGTGCTGATACCTACTCTGTCATAAGTTGGGATGCAAACTAACCCAAACTTCTTCTCACTTCCACCCAGACGGATCACACGACCGATAGACTGACTGATACCGATGTAATCCATGTTACGCATGAAGATAACAGCCTCAAGTCCACTGACGTTGATACCCTCAGACAGAATAGAGTGGTGAAGAACAACAAACTTTTTGGTCTTGTCCTTGCCCCAGGTGTTCAGAGTGTCAAAGAATACATCGCGATTGACTTTCTTGCCATCGATGATTGCACCTGTCTTCGATGTAATAGTCATCCAAGAATAACCACGTTTGCGAAGTTGTAAACAAAACTTAGAATGAGTGAGAAGATTGATGATCTGTTTTGTTGTGCGAGCACAGATCAAAGTTTTGTTGATTTTGTTGTCATCAATAGTCTCAAGCAGATTGTCACAATCATCAGCAAACATAACCTTACGACCTTTGATCATAGGCAGTTGCTTGACTACAACTTTAGGGGGGAGAATGTAACCCTGTTCAACCAACTCAGGAGCAGGAACATTGCACAGAACCTGACCATAAACACTCCAATTCATGCCAGGTTTAGTGGCAGCAAGAGAATGTTTTGGTGTTGCAGTGAAGAAATAGCAACGATTTGCTTCATTAGCAAAGAACTCAGTCGCAGGAAAGAAGTTCTTCTTTA